AAATTTTATCTGTTCCGTTTTTTGTATAATTGATGTCAAATAATCTTGCGTCTGGGCTTCCTGTTTGATACCATTCGTAAACGTGATGAAGTGCTTGTGGATTTGTCCTCGCACTTGAGTCTATGTATTCTTTAATGCTCTCAACAGCATACTGACCTATTTTATTTAATAGGTTTGTCTTGCCCTTTTCAATACCTTCGAGAAATCCTTCAGAGTATTGTGTTAGATTTATCATCTGCTTTTTAAATAAGTCTAGATCAACAGTTGCAGTTATCATATGTCTGCCCCCTGATTTTCAGATCTTTTAATTACAACTTTGTGATATTCAACAGATGCAAATGGACCGACGATTGGTTCTGTTGTTTTAATTTCAAACAGTGTTGTCTTCCCATTGCGAGGACCAGAAGTTTCATTATAAATAGAATTTCCGCTTATGTCACGAATATTTGTAACTAAAACATTTGTAATTGCATATGGTGTTCCATCAGTTGCATATCGAATATCTGATTTTGTTCTACCAATTAGTAGATCGTCAATAAGTAGCTCTACGCCCGATGGAATCTGCTGCTTATTTTTTCTACCGCCAACAGTAAAAGAACAAGCCACAGTTTTATCGTGTACCCACTTTTTATTAATATCTCCATATGCACTTTGACCAACAATTGGATAGTACACGTCTGCTAATAGTGGATATGCAAAATCTGTTGACTCACAATTATTCATTATAGAATTCCTGGTTTAATTACATTGCCTTTATATCCGTCAAGAATTTTATCGACAATGAGGTTTCCAGTGCCTCCTAGCATTGCAGCATCAAATTTAATTTCAAATTGATCTGTGTTGTATTGCGTAATAAATCTTTTGTAATATTCATTGCGATTACATTTAAGATCGTCGATGAGCATCATTGCCGCCTGTTCAACATCTGGCGGAACAGCCTTATATCCAACGTCAAGGATGAAGGTATAGTCATATCCCTTGGGGAACGCAGATCCACCAAGCCTTGTATAGCCGTAATATCCTAAATCTCCAACTGCTGCTGGAAGTGCTGGTGCTTTATTTTCTGAACGATTATATAAACCATTTTCAATTCTAATGATTGAGGAGTTATCTGCAGATGGTCTATAGGCTACAGCCCAATATCTTTTTACACTATCTGGCTCTAAAATTGTTGAAGACTTTACTTGGAATATATTGGATCCCGAAACTGAAGTAACCACATGATTTGTATTAACATCATTTTCTGTAAAAGTAATTGTATCTCCTACAATAAAGTTATGAGATACTGTTGTTTCAACTTCAACATAATCTCCAACCTGAGTAGTTCCAGTAACTCCAAGGCTTATATCTTCTCCATTGTATACGAGTACATTGTTTTCATATACCTGAAGGACACGCTTGGGGTTGTGCCAAATTGGATAGAAGTCTGTTCCAAGACCAGTACCCTGTACAATTAGCTTATGGTTATAGAATCCCTCACCTAACGCAGAATCATTACCAAGGTATGCATCCATAATTGCACGAGCAATAATTTCCCAACGCTTATATTCTGCAACTTCAGATGGCGTTGTGCCAAGCATGTTTGGGTCTACGTATGGTCTATATACTGTAAGATTTGAATCAATTACAATTTCACCAAAAATATCGGTATCGTAAACTCTAAAAAGAAAGTCTCTATCAAACTGGACTTTTGAGCGAGGTAAAGAATAAGTGATTTGTGAGCTTGAGTCTGATGTAACATAGTCTGTCTCTACAGTGTGATCAACCACATCCTCTACATAAATTAGATAATCGTGATTAGCATCTGGGACATCCCAGGTTGTAACGATTGGATATGGTGGTACTCTTAATACTTCCATTATTTATCAAGCTCCTTAGCGACTTCTTCTACCGTGGCAAGTCGCACACCACGTTGGGTTAACCATTGTTCAACAGTTGATTCCTTAACAATATTGATTCCTCTTGTTAAAGAACCTACTCCCAAAAAACTAATATTCCTTGAAGAATAGAGTGCAGCTTTCTTATCGTCTGCTGACATTAATCCTCCTATTAGTCTTTTTAATTATATCATTAATTAAAATAAAAGAGGGGGCAAAGTGTTACCTTCGCCCCCTCAGTGATCGGTTATTTAGCTACCAGTCTTTTCAGCGTAAGCAATTGCGTCTTGCTCTTCCCAGTTGATTCCGAAACGAACGAATACGGTGTATTCGATTGTGTCCTTCTTAGGAACGTAGAATCGGTTAACTGTGATGTCACGCTGGAAGCCCCAGATGCGGTTTGCAGGGAATGTAAGCTCTACATAGTCTGCAGGGAAGTAAGGAACTTCAAGGACAGGAATACCGAGGACACGTGACTGACGTGCTCCACCGAATGTCTGGTCAATACCACCGAGGTATGAACCACGAGCTGCCTCTGTTGAACCAATTGAATCCCAAACAGTACCGTTGTTCTTTACAATGTTTGCAAAGGTATCGGTACCTGCATAGAACTTAAGACCTGTCTGGAGAGCACGGTAACGACGTGGGAGAGAAAGAATAATTCTCTGCATATCGTCAGTGGTCCATGCACCACCAGCAGTGTCGTCTGCTAGAACGGCTCCGTGAGCGTATCCATCACCCTTGGTGTGGGTAATGAATCCGTCCATAATACCGAGGAAGTCGTCTCCTGACTGTGTTGTGTCACCGTTGATAGCGAGATCTTCGATGTCATTACCGAACGCAGTTGTCATAAGACGAACTAGGTGGTCCTCAAGAGCACCTCCTTCAATATTGTCTTCTAGAGCTTCTGATGAAACTTCCCAGTCAAGACGGAGCTTCTTAGTTGTAAGCTCTACCTTGCTGAATGTAGCACCAGCGTTTGTGAAAGAAGCGTCACCTTGGTTAGCGGCACGAACGACACGCTCTCCAACGTTGACCTTCTCTAGTTCCATAGTGTTGGCTCTCATTGTGACACGACGACCATCATTTGCGAGGGTTGTAGCGTCCCAAACGTAGTCGATGAATCGACGAGCCTGATCAGGGCGTAGGATACCAGCACCTGGATAGTTTGGGCTTTCGGTAAATGATGGGTTAACGGCGTTAGGACCGTCTGTGAGTCCCATGCTTGCGTCACCTTCGGTGTTTCCGAGGTAAGCGAAAGCAGGATCTGCTACACCACCAATACCACCTGCGAACGCACTACCCTCTGAATTGGGGTAGCTTGCACCAGGATTGTTTTTGATAATTTCTTCCGACATATTTCACCTCCATATGTTTTATTTTTTTATTTCAATAGATCGGATGTGTTGAGGAAACGTCCACCCCATACTGATTTTTCAACCATTGCTGGTTCCTGTACGATCTCACCCAGATCGCCAGACTTGCGGAAAGCGGTATCTGCTTCTACTGCATCAATTCGCTTCCCAAGATTGTTAAAGTCGCCTTCTGCATCGTTGACTTTTGCATCGATGTATCCAACTGACTTCTTTAGCTCTGCAATCTCGTCACTAAGTGACTTAACTACAGCAGTGATTTCGCTAAAGGCTGATGTAACGGCATCCTTAAGGTCAGTAACTGCGTTAGCAGTTTCCTCATCTGACTTCTTAACCTCTTCGTCTTCTGACTCGCCTTCAGCAGCATCCTCAGCCATATCCTCTTCAGGAGTGGCTGGCTCTACTTCTTCTTCAGGCTTTGCAGCTTTTTCAACTTCTGCAACTTCCTCAGTGACTTCGGCATCTGCCTCTGGAGCGACCTCAACAGCTTCTACCTCTGCGACCTCTTCTGCAGCGGCTTCATTAATAACTTCATCTGTCATATTATCCTCCTGTGTCATCTTAATTGCATTAATGCCTTTAGCACTATCAACTAAGAACTTTATCATGTCTACTTTATCTTCATCAGACTTTTCGACAAAACCTATATTTTGCATTGGAATTCCATTTGATGGACTTAGCTCTGATTCATTTTTTGAAAGCATTACAAGTCCAGACTCTTTGTCCCAAAATACATTTTCAACTTCAATATCAACTATATCACCCTTAAGAACTGATTCGCCATTTTGATTCTTTTCAACAGAAAGAATGCTTGCAAATTGGTTTGCTGGGTTATCGACAAGAGAAAGTTCAACTAGGTCATAATCTTTAATAATACGAATGGGGGAATCCATCTTTTCATCGTATGCATCATCCCACTTATTCATACGCCCACCGATTGAAAAACCTGTGTACGTTCCATCTAAAACCTTTTCCCATGCATCCTGAGCACCCTTGGATACATATGCTGAAACATAAATACCTGAATAAAACTTCTTTGTCTCTGGGTCAAAATACTTGTCTTCTTTAAATGAAACCATCTTACCTACCGCTGAGGGTTGGTGCATCTCACGAATATTTCCACGGAATGCGTTGAAAGCTTTTAGAGATGCTTCTGTAGTAACAATGTCAGACTGACGATCTACATTGTCAAGCGTAGCAAAACCAGAGACGATACGTCTCTCTTGGTCTACTTTTGAAAATGGCATATCCATACGAACGGCTTCACCGTCGGTATGCCAATGTACCTTTTGAATAGTCATACTAAATTTATTATACCCTACTTTTTTACTATGTTACAACTTTATAACAAAGTTACTATTGTGTCGCTCTTCCCTCGCCCTGAGCATTACGACCTGAGACTGTCGCCTCTCCGTCAGATTGATTTGCAGTACGCTCTGCATCACGAGTTCTGTTTTGACGAGTGTTTGCATTTGCGTCTGCAGCTTGACGTGCAGTAAGCTCTACAAACTTATCCCCATCTGGATGTTGTGGAAGACCAAGCTTCTCACGAATTTCATTTGGTGTCATAACCTTGTTACGTACATAGCGTTCGTCAATTTGTGATTGTGCAACTTCATCTGTAAGAGTTAGTTCGTTAAACTTAAGCTCAAGGATGTCTGTCTTTTCACGAATAATCTTATTGAGAATCTTTTCAAGGTTTCGTTGTGCTGGACGTGCTACCTGCTCCTTGAATGTACGGTCTTGTGAAAGGGCTGCAGCAATAGACGAAGAATCTGATCCACCAATCTTTGAAAGTGGAACTTGGTGTGCAATGAGGATATCGTCTCTATTGTGCTTGCGGTATTCTTTGAATGAGCCTTCCTGAATACCGTTTTCGATTGGGTCCATTTTAAACTCAACCTTGTTGCCGTCTGAATCTCCAGGAAGTGGGATATAAAGTGTGCGGTGATTCTGTCCTTTAAGACCTGTCTGAAGGAAGCGGAATAGCTTATCTTCTGCTTCTGCGGAAAGCTCTGCACCCTTAAGTGTGACGATATAACGAGGCACAGCCTTGTTGCTAAAGAAGTCAATATTATACTGACTTGCAAGAGCGTCGCCAAGTAGTGATGGGAGTGCTGAAATAACATCAGGTACTCCATAGAAAGTATTTAATGGAGAGTATTCCTTGATGTGAATAATCTCATTTGGTCGTGGATCTGCAGAAATGGGGTTCTTGTTGTTTGCACCAAAGTTTCTAAAGTAAACAACTTTATTACCAATAATCTGAACATATCCATCATGCATACGACGAACACGAACTGTTGTTGCAGGAATATGCCCAATGTACCCAATCTCACCTGTGGTTGTGCGACCAACTTCAATGTAGCCGTTACCAGTTGCATGAACATCTGTAAAAACCTTTTCAAGAATGCTGGTAAAGCTTTCATCATCATTAAGGTTTTCTAGCCAGTCACGAAGCTGAATCTTTAGTCTTTCAATTCTAGCTCGTGCTCTCTTTACAGCTTCCTTGTCTTTTGTGTCTTCAAGACGCATCATTGTTCTGTCAGAGATTACAAAGTCATATCCTAGACCAACAGTGTTTTCAACCTTTGCATCAATAGCGGCGTGGTTAGCAAATGATGTGTCATAGTAGTTTGCAAGTTCATATAGATTATATGGTGGGGTAATGACATCAAAGAGACCGTAAGCGTTACGA